TACCGATTACACAAGAATGTTTATTATCACCATGCGGTCAAAAGTGCCGAATTTATTATAGAAGACATGTTAACTACTATTATCGATAATTCTAATGATAAAGATATTTTAGATATGAGCAGTGATATGATTATTTATATGCATCCACATCATGATCTTATTCCTCTTAGAGAAAAATTAGATACTAGACAATTCCCAAAAATGATTGGAGAGAAAGTCATGTGTTATACAGATGAAAACATTGTAAAAACTTACACCTTACAACAAAATCTAGATTATATTATTAATACTCTTAATACGGCCAATATTAAAAATATGGGATGGGATAAATCTACAATTGGATTTATATGTGGTAATGGTGAAAATCCATTAAAAAATGTTATTTATTTCAAACATATAATAAATCCCGGATTTACATTAGACCATTATAGCAGTTTTATGGAACCTAAAAATTATCAAGAATATATTTATAGGATCTATATTCTTAATAAAAAAAATTTTAAATATGCAGAACATTTATGGGAATCAAATGTTTACTGGTGCAAACCATCCCAATTAAAATCCAAATAATCTATTCATATTAATAACTTCGGGCTTATTTTTTTCTTCTGTAAATAATTTATCAATTAGTGCATTATCTCTCAATCTAATGGTATATTCAGATTGACTTTTCTTTCTACCTATACGTCCAAATGCTTGAATCATTTTTTCCTGAGTCATATTTTCCAAATCTTTACTCAAATAACCATGACAAAACTGATAATTTGTCCCGTAAATATAATCAGACGATGCAATGATAACATATAATCTCTGTTGTGTAGCCAAACTTTTCATAACATCCATATATTCTTTATTGATATCTTTGATGAAAACCCCAATTCCCATCAAAAGCAAAACTTTATAGGCTTTATCTACATTCAAATACATAATTTGTGTTACTATTTCATCATCTATGTCACTTGTAAAAGAATTACTGGTATCCTCATTTTTAGACCATAACTTAATATGTTGTTTACTATTTGGCACAAATTTCGGGTTCAATTCAATTGTTTTAATTTTGCTTTTTAATGCTTTTACAGTTTTTCTATAAATTTCTTGTTGTTTATATTGATCACCCTCTTTATTTTTAGAATGGTCTTTATCTAATTGTTCACTTCCCAACTTATCTTTTCTCTGTTCCTCATCCTTTTCGATCTTTTCTAACTCTAACATATATCGTTCATTTCTATTAATTATTTGAACAATATCATCCAATTCACTTTCTGGTATATTTGAAACTTTTAAATAGAATAATCCCAATTTTCTCACATTATCTGTAATAAATATAGTAGGACCATCTGTTAATGTATGCGAATCATTTGTTGTAATTTTAATAAACGATTTCTTATCTTTTTTATATTTATTTTGAAAATAATCATACACTTGTTGATAGTTATCTCTCAATAAAGATAAAATATTTAAGTAATATAATTTTAAGGACATTATAGTGATATCCGATACATTTGCAAAATTACTTTCTATATTAAATTGTTCATCTATAAGTTCCTCTTTATTCACATAATAAATTAATTCCACCATTTTTTTTACATCCAAATGTCTCAAAATAGTTAGATTTTTTTTTATATGTTGTACACATTTTCTCAAATCTCGCGCATTATCATAATACAAATGAGGCATAATAATATTTCCTTCCTTATCATAAATTGGTATAGATTTATTACATTCATAACTTTTGATTTCTTTTACCCGACCTCCTTCAAATTTATCACAAAAATATCTACTCATGCATGAAATTTCATCTTTATCGGGAAGTGTTGCCGAAGATAAAACAATATTAGGTATTCTATTTTGTTTCCAATTTCTTTCCAAAATAGTATGAAATGGATGTTCCTCATAATCCAAAGTAATAGTTGGTTCATCCCAATACCATACAATATCTTCTTCTTTATTGAAAGCACACATGTAATTCATAGCGGGTAAGAAAGACTGAATATCTGTAATAATAATCTGAACTTTGTCTCCTACTGAATTATCTACTCTAAATATTGATCCTGTTCTTCTATTCCTGACAAAATCTTTTGCTGCAAAATAATGAAGACGAACATCGCTCGGATCTTCACACCCGAATGCAATTGCTATTGGTATTTCCATGGAAATACATGATTTGGCTAACTGTAATCCGATATGTTTTGCAGCACACGTAAATATTACCTTTTTACCACTGGCAATTCCTATTGGAGATATAGTCTTACCTGTACCAGTCGGTGCTTGATAATATATCATTTTTGCACCGTCTCTATTGACTTCTGTAAATAAGTCTTTTTGATGTCCATATAATCCAACATCTTTATATTTAAAGATGATCTTGTTTTTCTCAATATAATTATATGCATTTTTAATTAATTTACGTTTATTTATTTGGTCAGAATATTTGCATATAATAAAATCTACCAAACTTTTAACGAAAATATTAATGTGTAAAATATTATTTTTCATTATGTCACATAGAGAATAAAACATCATTGGACAGTTGTTTTTCTTTAAAAATTTCGAAATAATATCAATAAGAATAAATTCAATAATTTCATGTTTAATATCGTCTATTTTCGAAGAACTGTTTTTTATACGAATTAAATTTGCACTATTGATTTTTTTCATTGATTTTTTATTTTTTTCCTTTTTCCAGTCCAAATTATATTTTTTAACCATTTTTTTAATATTTTCTTGGAAATATTTTTCAAATAAATACTGGTGAAAATTTAAATCATTGGTGCTTATTTTTAAGTAAAGAAGCAAACTATTTGTTTCGTTTTTAGTAAAATCCACATTATTATATGATTTATATATTAAATCTAAAATTTCCTTTTCTTTATGATTTACGGGAACTTCGAGAAATTCCCATTCTTTTTTTGTTAGTTTTTGTTGTTTTAGATCCATGTATATTTATATATTAAATATCTTTTTAATATATAAAAAAAATCAATTTTAATCTATATCTACGTTTTTCAATAAATAACTAGTAAATGCAGATTTTCCCTTATATTTCAATATATCTCGTTCTTTTTTTGTGGTCGGAAAATCATCAACACCGTAAATATCTTGTAAACAAAGCCATTCAAATAATCCACCCGGATAAATATAAACATTTGTAAACCCTAATCCTATTAATTGTTCATATTTTTCCATAAGATTTGGAACATTCGCATTTTTATCATAAATAATAATATGAATATCTATTTTGGTTTTCATAAAATGATTTATGATTTTTTCTTCATCTTGTATTAAAATTGTATTTTTTATTAAACAATCTTGTTCCTTTTTATCAAGAGTATTAATAAGTATATATTCATTATTTTTATTTAATAAGTATTGTATATCTTCAAAATTAACTTTTCTACAAATAGATTGACTTGATCCCATTATATATTATGATACTTTAAATATCATATTTATCTTTATTATCAAATTTATTATTTAACTTTTTTGAGCACGACGTATAAATGTCCAATATGGGAAATTTTCATGCATAAAAGCATTCTTTGTTAAAAATCTATTATTTCCCGATTTATAAAAGTTTCCTAACTGGTTTGCTTGGTTTAAACTATTTTTTGTTTCGACAATAGTGTCGAAATTAGAGCCATCTAAAAATATTATACCATCTGTGCCGCCCAACACTGAATCAGTTGGATCGTAACAAAAATCACGTCCACCTCTAATTGCTCCAGTATTTCTAATACCGGATATTTGTGATTTATCATGTGCGCATTTTAATCCTGGTCCACAATCACGATCATTATCACAGTCACCTTGGCCCTTTTGAAGTCCTCTTCTTCCACGGGCTTGTACTGGATTCCATCCGAACCATTGAGCATTAACTTTATTAAAATTCCCCTTTACGGCTGGAGATTTCATCATGATAGATTTAAATTTATTCCATTGAGAATTCCAAGTCTTTTTATTTAACTTCACAAATTGCCAAAATGGGAAGTATTTCAATTCATAAATCTCTTTTTGTAATTCATAATTATTTACCCAAAACATACCTTTCTTAATTCCAGATTTTGCCTGTGTCGAATTCCGCGTAGGTAATATAGATTTGAAACCACCTCCTGAAAATTTCAAATTTCCATTACCTACTATAGTTGAATAATCGCTAGTTGACATCATTATCGTAAAATCTTTCCAACAAGGTTTTTCCCAAGGAATTTGTGGTAAATTACCTTTTACAAGCATATTATTATTCATATAACGATCAAAATTCTTTTTGGGTTGTGTACTATCCTTAATATTTTGACGTTTATATCCTATTAATTCACGTAAATATTGTGATACACTCCAAACTCCGTTTTGGCCATTTTTCCACTGTTGTTTAATATATCCGTCAGTAACCATATTTTTATTAGCAGGGTTTAATTTTCCTTGAGTATTTAAACCTGCCTGTCTATAAATTTTTCTAGAACATTCCAATGGCCTGGGTTTAAATCTATTTTCACACGCATCTACATCTTTTCCAAAACATTTTTTATTCGTTATATTGGCTTCTTTATAATTACTAGACTCTTTTGCTGTTTTGACAAATCCTTTCATATTAGTTGCTGCATTACCATATGAATTGGAGTTCCACCAATTATAATCTTCTTGATCTGTTACTCGTTGATTTAAATCTCCCGTACAACCACTTTTTTTCCATAAATTAGATAAACAGGCTGGTGTATGAGGTCCTGTAAACATTTTCGGTCCAATACATGGAAACATTTGTTTAAATTTCTTACACATATTGGGTTCTATAAGATTACCAGGAAAATCAAACCCTTTTTTTCCTCCACCACATGCACAACAGGCACTGTTTCCAGTTAATCCTTGATATGTATAACCGTTCCCCCATGATTTGCAATTATTTCCCTCTGCATATTTTTCACAATTATATGTTTTACCATCTCTATCATGCCATTTACGACTTTCACCAAATTGACTAGGTAATTTGGTTTTTAAGTCAGTACATTTTTCAAATTCTCCCGAATCTCCCATGACTTGATCTATTTTTGACTTCCAATCGCATTTATCTTCGTCATATTTTGCAACCCATCCCTTACCATCGGGTGCTCTCTTTTTTGGAACCCCTTTATTAGTAAGAGGACACCAACCACATATTGATTTTTTACCAGTAGCATCTCCACAATCAGTCATTGTAGCGCATAATGCTCTTTCTTTTTTCTTTTGACATTCAATTGCAGCACGAGGTCCTGGTGGAACCCATCCATTTTTGGGACAAACATCGGCCGATGGTCCAGTTGCATCTCCATACATTATTTTGTCAGTATGCCAACAGTATCCACAATCATTCTGGGAAATCAAACCACAATCGTTATTTTTATCAATAATTCTACATTTTTCTATTTTTTTTCCTATATCGCTTTGATTTACATTGGCGGACGGGTTTGTATTTATCATTTTTGTTTTATCTAAACTTAAATCGACAAATTTAACATCGTCTGATCCACCGGGAACTGTTTGTGGAAATTTACGATAATCGTAATATTTATCCTGGTCAATTAAATTTTTTTTTTGTTCTTCAAAAGTCAATCCCTCTTTTAGAGATGCTTTATTAAAGAATTGGATATATATTAATATTGTAACACATAACAATATTATTGCTAAAAAGATATATTTCATGATATAAATAGTATATAAAATAAATTTATAGATTATTAAGTAAAATTAACATTTGACATGTTTCCAGAACGGCAAATCACTATTTGCGTTGATAGATGTCATAACCCCAGTTCACATTATCCCTGCTATCTAGACACTTATTATTATATGTAGTACATGGTCCATCTTTTAGTGGTGGGAGATATCGTCGCCCCTTTAGGAATGCGATTCCTTTACACCCTGCGGTAGCATTACATCTTCGTTTACAAGCATATACACTGTTCTCTGGATAACGTCTGTATGAAGTGTAACCTGTACAATGGCCATTTAATTTTTTATAAGATGATTGAGAATTTTTTTTGACCAAATTACAGCGCCCTTTGCCCCAACCACGATTGCATTTATTTAAAGATTTTGATTTACATTTATTGAGAGCATAATAATAATCTGAATTATATGTGCTTCCCGATGGTCTCCTTTTATAATTGCCTTGCATTTTTTGAATTCTATTAACAGGAATACATTCCTGTTTAGGTCGTGGAGGAGGAGGTTTTGGTGTATATTTTTTATTTCTCCATGTAATCCCCCCCTGATTTTTTCCTCCATATGGTTGTTGATTAGAATCTGATCCGTGTGTATTCCAACACTGACCTCTCCCACCACCTTCCATATTATGACCATAATAAGAAAATTTGCAATGTTTATCATTTGCACATACGTTTTGACATTGGAGTGCAGTCATCGAATGACTAACCAATCTCCTCGCGTTTGGTCTAAAATAAAATCCTTCCTTTAATTTAAAATTTTTAAACGGTTTAAAAAAATCTGTATCTCCAAATAAACCTAACAAAATACATACTGTAAATACTAATAAAGTATTAAATAATGTATCTTCTATTGAACTCGTTTGTACATATGTATACATAGTTATACCTAAAATTATAAAAATCAAAAATGCATATGGTAATTGACCTATACCATACAATAATCCCAATGTCATTATAACTGCTAAAATAACTTTATAGAAAGATTCATCGTTATATATTCCAGTCAACATCATCAATCCTAAAAAAGTTGTCCCAAATATTAGTTTTATAATACCAAATGCTTCCATTATATTACGATGTTATTATAAATTTTCAATATCAATAATATATTATTTATACGGATAATATATTGTTACTATAATTTATTAGAAATACAATAATCTGCTCCTCTTACTGCACTCCCTTCGCATCCCGGAACCTTTTCATTTCCGCTACGCTGGAAACATTTTAATCCTGGACCACAGTCTCTATTACTATCACAATCTGCCTGACATTCTTTAAGTCCACCCCTTCCCTGTGCTTGTCTCGGAGTCCATCCTAAAAATTTCAGTTTATTACTATCGTAAAATCCGGAATTTGATTGTTCTGTAAAATTAGGATTAGTGCATGTTTGTGTATTACATACTCTTTTATTTATAAGTGTTGGACATTGTCGTCCTCCGAACTTAGCAGGGTATAGTACTTTTCGAGTTCTTGTTGTAGTACCACCGCCGCATTTTTTTGAACACCCACTCCATGCACCAAATGAACCCACTATACAATCGCGGGGGCGTGGAAATCTATAAAATACATCATTGATTTTATCTTTACATGTCATTTTACATTCGGATTTATTGTTTGAACAACTTTTCTGTATATTAAGTTTTCCTTTATTAATACGGGCTGGTATTTCACTATTATATGTAGGTGAAATAGAAGGCCATCCAAAATATTTCTTCTGATCATCCATTGACATTTTATCACGATTTCTAACCGATCCACCATTAACATTGCTAGATTTCAGAAACATTACTTCACATTGATTTCCTATCATTCTAGTAACAATCCCCTCAAATTTTAATCTACCGTCTGCTACTTTTTTTACATAAATAACATCATCGCCCGGTTTAACAGGGTCAGGAGCGGTCGGTTTTATTCCCAGCATAAACATAGAACAATCATATCTTTTTTGATAGGTATCTGCCATTTGAATATTTTCCATAATTTTTTCTATTTTTTCCTTATATTCCTTAGTAGATATAGACGTACCAAAAATACCGGAAAATAAACTCCAACTAGATCGGGATAAATCATTTACCTTTTGAACATGACTTTTGGCATTTGACCAACTTTTAGTATTAATTTTTGACCAACCAGTGCCTTTTTTTGTCCCCCCTGCTTCCAAAAACATTTGCTGTAAACATACGGGATGTGGGATGCCTTGTTGACTATACTTCATATCACACGGATTAATATTATTATTATTTCCATAACAAATATCACTGTTATCTATGGCTGTATAATAGTCAACACTTCTTGTCTTATTATTAGTTTCTTTCATTAGTGTACCTGCTTCCTTATACGACATTTTTATTGCTTTTCCCAAATCATCAGGTGTTTTGCCATATGGGCGTGCATCGGTACATGTTGAATTTTTCCACAACTTTTTAACACAATCTCCCGAGTGTGGTCCTGACAAATGATAAGGTGTTACACATGGATGATCTTTTGCAAACTGTTTGCATTTTGCTCCTGTAATTAATCCGTAATCCGCCCCTCCACAAACATCATCTTTATATTTCGGGAAATATTTATCTCCCACTTTTTCCATAACCATTGATGTCCCCGATGTAGGACAATATCCGCATAATTTTTCGGCCTCACCATATAAATCACCACAACTTTTCACATTTGAACAAATTGTTTTTTCACGTAGTTCCTGGCATTTACTTATATCTGATGTCCACATTTTTTCAGGACATACATCTGTTTTAGGACCTGACCCATTGCCAAAATCAAATTCTTTTGTTGCTGAACAATATCCGCAATCATTGTTTGCGAGTTGTTCGCATTTGGTCAATGCTCTACAATTTGTTACTTTTTTATCTATATCGCTTCTATCTAATCCTAATTGTTGCGTATATTTTTTCAAATTATTATTAGCATCTAATTTAAACCAATCATTTATACCAGGTTTTGTCACCAATAACCCAGCACCTGGACCCTGACTTCTAATATCATAATATTTATCCTGTTTGTTTAAATAATCAGTTTTATTTTGTACCTGAACTTCACTTACATTTCCTATAAATGGTTCTTCTATTTTTTTAATTATGTAAATTTGATAAAATAACACACACATTGTTAATACCCCTAAAATCAATAATATCATGTATATAAATATATTATATTATTTATTTAAAATCTACTACAATTTCTATAATTTCTTTCTTAATACTTTTTGAAGCACTTACTGATAATTCTTCTCTTTTTTTTCTTGTTTTGGCTGTTTCTTTTATACTTTTCTTTTTTTTTGATGTACTATTACGTTTATTCATATCATTATTAATAGATTCAAGATTTTTCTCAACATAATCTAAAATCTTATTTTCTAATGCCCATCTGAAAAAATTTAACTGTCCGATCGTTGTTTGTATTTCCATATTCTCTTTATATGGGATATTTATGCGTTCCCATCTACAAAAAGGATCAAATCGTTTTTTAGAATAAGCCTTTAATTTTAATTTATAATCAATATATACCTTAAATCTTCGTTCCTCTCCATTTCTCTTTTTAATATTATAAACAACATAGTTTTTCTTAGAATAATTAGTAGCAAACCAATCTATTAATCGTAAAGATAATGGCGATTGGCCATTGATAATCGGTAAAATTTTTTCCATATTATTATTTTCATTATAAAATACAGATAATTTATTTAATAATAGACTGTTTTGTGTAGGCAATCCATTTGTAGTATTCATATAATTACTTATTGTAATCCATCTTTAAATACTTATTTTCATTATTTTTGATATTACTATCTTTGGGTCGTAAATAAATATCTTGGTTTGATAAATCATCTAAATAATTGTTTTGTATCATAAAAGGATTTGAAGTCCCGGTTGTTAATTGATCTCTATTTCTAATCCTATCGCTACAAATTTCTTTTTTATTTTTATTTTCATTTTTATTTTTATTTTCATTTTTCATATTTTGAAAAACTGTTTCATGTTGTATTATGATTTCTTGTTCAACATTTTCGCCTTGAATTATTTCGGGTTCTTTCCTTAAACTTTTTTCACATTTCTCTCCATGTGCCCATTTTAAAATTGTATATTGAGATTTAAAACTTACTCTTTTTTTTGTATTAGTTTCCATATTATTTATATTTTTATTTTATAAAAGAAATATATCCTTATTCATTTCTTTTAATCTTTTCTCGGTCAATTCGTATGATTTTTTATTAAATGGTTTTTTATTAACTGGATTTTTATCAACTGGGTTTTTATCAACTGGTTTTTTAATAATATGATTTTTCGATGTAAATTTGGTGTGTGTAATAAATGCATATTGCATATTAAATGCATTGGTTGCTAAATATCTTCTCATTTTTTTTATATATTAATAATTTCTTAAATTGAAATAATATATAGTATATTGCACAAAAAAATGTATCAATCGAGTCACCCCTGGAAATTATCCTCATAATTACTAAAATCCTTTGATTATTCTTAATTGTTTTGTAAATTTAAATTTTTTATCATCTATTCTTCCTCTTTTTATATTGCATTTATAACAGCATATTACACTATTATCCTTTTCATGACCTATATCATTATTAATTCTATCGAGTGTCCATTGTTGAGGTTCTAATTTATTTTCATAATAAATAAAACAACTTTTTTGACAATAATCACATTTTAATTTACTAATTACTAGTTTTTCAAGACACTCTTCGTATTTTATAAATTTATTTTCATTATATTTCTTTTTTTTAATATCTTGATTTTTATAACTATTTAATTTTCTCTCCACTTCACGTTTCATAAACTTTACACCTGTATAATTTTCTTCCAAATATAGTTGGTTCAATAATTCTATCTGTGATTTATTATTTAATGTATTTAAAACATTACTATTCTTAATGTCCAACACTTTTTTTCGTTTCTTTTTTGCTTTTATTTTATTTTTTGTTTCGTTTTTCGCATCATTGAAGCCATCTACATTCCTTTTTCCTACAATTTTAACTGTTTTCATATTATATAATAATTTATATATAAAAAAAAGATATAAACTACTGATCATATATATATATATATGAGCGACGAATGTATGGAACTTAAAAACATAAAATATCAGACGATGCTTTTAAATAACAATTCTAAAATATTTGAAACAATACCTAATATATTAAATATAGAGAAGTTTCTTACAGAAGAAAAAGAAGTAACAAAAAATAAACCATGGAACAAACTAAATAAAGGAACTAGAATTAAACTAATTACTAGTTTTACAGAAGAATATCAATTGCAAAATAAAATTTCGGATGAACAAAAACTAGAACTTAGAACTTATTTAAAATTATGTCTAGAAAGAAAGAAATTAAATAAAAAACAAGATCTTGTTTACGATATAGAAAATTTTAAAATTATATCCATACAAAACCTTACATTTAATAAGGTTAAAAATAAGTTTACATTAAAAAGAAGTGATAAAAGAGTTAGTTCATTAAAATCACTTGCTCCTAAGAATAAAACAACAAAACGTAGTAAACTTTTAAAAAATAAAGTAAAAAATGAAAAACGTATAAAAAAGGACACTGATAAAAAGAAGAAG